AAATGGCTTTTGAAGCAGGTAAGCCGAGGCCAGAAACCGCAGGCAGAAAAAAAGGAAGCACCAACAAAGCCACAGCCGACATTAAAGCAATGATTAGTAATGCTTTGACATTAGCAGGTGGGGAATCTTATTTGTTGCGCCAAGCAGATGAAAACCCCGTTGCTTTTATGGGGCTAATTGGAAAAATATTACCTAAGCAAGTTGATGTTGATGCAAGCTTGAATGGTAATTTAGTCATCTCTCATATCACACGAGAAATCATTGACCCACTTAACAATTAAAACGCCACGAGTCTTTAAGCCTTTATTGGTTGATGCTCGGTACAAAGGCGCGCATGGAGGCCGGGGCTCTGGGAAATCAAACTTCTTTGCTGAATATATTATTGAGCGGTGCATTTTAGCCAAAACTAATGTTGTTTGTGTTCGAGAGATACAAAAATCATTGGCGCAATCGGTTAAGAAGCTTTTAGAGATTAAGATAGAAAACCTAGGCGTTGGGCATCTGTTCGATGTGCAAGAGTCTGTTATCAAAGCCAAGAATGGCGGGATTATTCTATTCCAAGGCTTACAGAATCACACAGCCGATTCTATTAAATCGTTAGAAGGCATAGATATTGCTTGGGTGGAAGAAGCTCAATCGTTGAGCCAACGATCTCTCGACCTACTACGCCCCACCATTAGAAAGCCAGGCAGTGAGTTATTGTTCTCATGGAACCCTAACCAAGCCTCAGATCCCATTGATGTACTGCTACGGGGTGAGAATCCACCGCCTGATGCCGTTGTTGTGCAGGCTAATTACATGGACAACCCTTGGCTTCCTGATGTGCTACGCGATGAGCTAGAATTTGATAAAAAGCGCGACGTTGATAAATACGCCCACGTTTGGCTTGGGGAATATCGACGCAACTCAGAAACACGAGTCTTTAAGAATTGGAAAGTGGAAGAATTTGAAAGACCACTTGGCACTATTTACCGCCTTGGTTTAGATTTTGGTTTTGCAGTTGATCCAACAGCCTTGGTGCGCTGCTCGACAGAAGGCAATCTACTCTATGTTGACCATGAGGCCGTCATGGTAGGTTGTGAAATCGTCAACACGCCAGATCTTTTGCGTCGTGTGCCTGAGTCGGACAAATGGTTTATAACAGCCGATAGCGCCAGACCGGAAACTATTAGCCACCTACAAAAACATGGCTATCCTAAGATTACCTATGCCAAGAAAGGCGCAGGCTCGGTCGATGATGGTGTGGAGTTCTTAAAATCATTTGATATTATCGTGCATCCACGATGCACTGAGACGATTAAAGAGCTTACAATGTATTCATACAAGCAGGATCCGCTAACTGGTGCTATATTGCCTATATTAGAAGACAAGAATAACCATGTTATTGATGCGCTCAGATACGCTTGCGAAGGTGTTCGCCAAGTGATGAAGCCAAGAGACAGACAAAAGATTAACGTGCCGACGGGAAGCTGGATGTGAAAAAAGACAAAGATAATACCAAATTTATTGCCAATGCACATAAGCGCTTTGACAATGCGTCTGACAGCGAAAGCCGAGGCAGGCGTGAACGCTTAGACGATTTAAAGTTTGTTAGGCTTGGCGAGCAATGGCCTGAAGCGGTTAAGCGTGATAGAGAACGCCCAGGTGCTGAACGTCCGATGTTGACGATCAACCGGCTGTTTCAATTTCGCAATCAGATCATCAACGAGATACGCCAAAACCGTCCTTCTATACAATGTAGGCCTATTGATGACGCGGCCGATGTGGATACCGCTGAGGTACTACAAGGGATTATACGACATATTCAGGATGCTTGCGGAGCTGATACAGTCTATGATATAGCCGCTGAATTTCAAGTTGATAGCGGCCTTGGTTATTTTCGCATCCAAACAGATTACTGTTATCCTGACAGCTTTGACCAAGACATTATTATCAAAGCCGTTGTTGATCCTTTCAAAGTCTATTTTGATCCAGAATCCACCGAATGTGACGGATCTGACGCAAAGTGGGCGTTTGTCGTTGAGGAGTGGACACGCGATGATTTCGAGACAAGCTATCCTGATGTTGATGTGTCTTCTTGGAATACTAATGGGCCAGGCGATTCTTCTGGCTGGTTTGGAAGCGATAGCGTACGCATTGCAGAATATTTCCTGATCGAGACCAAACAGAAAACCTTATGCCAGCTACAAGATGGATCGACGGCTTTTAAGGATGAAATACCAGCCGAGTATCATGATCTGATAGAAAAAGAACGTAAGACCGAAACCAAAGTTTGTAAATGGTATAAATTGGCCGGTGATATCATCCTCGACGAAACCGAACTACCTTGCTCATTTATTCCTGTCATTCCTGTCTATGGCTCTGACATTTGGATAGAAGGCAAACGCCATCTGCACGGCTTAACCCGTTTTGCTAAAGATCCAGCTCGTTTATATAACTTCTTCCAGTCTGCCAATGCGGAAACTCTAGCACTCGCACCTAGAGCGCCTTATATAGCCGCAGAAGGACAGATAGACGGCTATGAGCAAGAATGGCAAAACGCTAATCGAGTCAACTTGTCAGTCTTAACCTATAACCCTGTTAGCTTACAAGGCAACGTCTTAGGCGCTCCACGACGCGAGCAACCGCCAGGAACTAACCCAGGCTTTGAATCTGCCATGAACAGAGCAGAGCTAGACATTAAAGCCACAATGGGCATGTATGATGCTTCCATGGGGAATCATGAAAGCAATCAATCGGGGCGTGCCATCTTATCGCAACAACGCCAAGCATCGACAGGTAACTTTCATTTCAGTGATAACTTAGCTAGATCATTACGCCATGCCGGTCGTATCATTATTGAAATGATCCCTAAGATTTATGACACGCAAAGAATAGCCCGTATCATTGGGGAAGATGGCGAGCCTAAGAACGTACAGCTTGATCCAAATCAACCCCAAGCTAAGATGCAACAAGAGAATGAACAAGGCGAGATAAAGTCTATTTATAATCTGGGTGTGGGCAAGTATGACGTTACCGTTGCTGTTGGCCCAAGCTATGCCACTAAGCGACAAGAAGCGGCAGAAAGCATGATGGCATTTGTACAAGCAGATCCACAGGTTCTACAGATTGCCGGTGATTTGATTGTAAAGAACATGGATTGGCCGGGCGCTGATGAGATAGCTAAACGCATGAAGTTAATGCTCCCTCCTCAAATACAACAAGCAGAGAAAGCTGAAAGCGAAGAAAAGCCACAGATTGACCCGCAGATGGAACAGCAAATGAATCAAATGGCTGACCAAATGCAGCACATGAGTGAAGCGCTTCAACAAGCGCAGTCTGAACAACAGGTTAAGATGCAAGAGCAACAAATGAAGATGCAAGAGCTTGAACAGTCAAGAATATTAAAGCTGAAAGAAATTGATGAAGCTAACGAGATTAAACGCTTTGAAGCGGAGACTAAACGCATGCAAATTGAAGCAGATATAGCGATTAAAGATGCTGGTATGTTGCACAACATGGCGACAGCAGACCTAGCTCACAGACTATCATTGAGAAATGCACAGCTAACAGATTCAGCAGAGCTTGATGAGAATGGTAATGTCATTCCTTGGCAAGAAACGCCAGAACCGCCTCATCCTGAGATCATGGCCGCATTGCAAGGCATCGGCCAAATGCACCAAGATTCACACAATAAGCTAGTGGAAGCGATGACACGCAAGAAAACCATTGTCCGAGATCCAAAGACAAACAAGATTATAGGGGTTGAATAATGGCTTTAGTGCTTGCAGATCTCGTACAAGAAACCACTTCCACAACTGGCACAGGCACTCTCACATTAACCGGCCCCGTGCCTGGCTATCAAAGTTTTGCAACCATTGGCTCTGGTAATACAACGATGTATCGTATTAAAAGCGGAGAAGACTCAGAAGTAGGATTAGGAACTTATAACGGTACGCTAAGTCGTGATACGGTCTATATGTCAATTATAGCGGGTGTAACCGGTACAACTAAAATAGATGTAGCGGCTGGTGCAACGGTTATCTGTACGTATCCGGCTGAGCGTGCGGTCGCTTTGGTTTCACCTGTTTTGTCGGGCTCATTGGCTGATCCATTGCTTGATTTGACACAAGCATGGGGAGGAACTACCGGTAATCCGACCGCGATTAAACTTAATGTGACGGGTAGTGCTGGCAGTACAGCTAAGTTGATGGACTTGCAGGTGGGTGGGGCAAGTAAGTTTAGTGTTGATAAATTTGGGAGTATAAATAACTATGGTTTAAATATCCAAACTTCAGCAGGTTTAGGAACATGGACGTTTTCAGTTGTAAGTGGTGTTAAACAAATACAGTGTTATGACGGTTCTATTTTATCTATTAACCCATTGGGTAATAATGTTGCAATAGGTTTAACCACTGCTACACAAGGACTGACTGTTAAATCTACTTATGGGATTGCTTGGGATAACGGAAGTGGAACAGCGGATACAATTCTATTTAGAGACGCAGCCAACACCCTCGCTCAACGTAACTCGACCAACGCACAGACTTTCAGGTTATATAATACTTATACGGATGCGAGTAATTACGTAAGAACAAGTTTAAGTTCGGTCACCTATAGTGGAGCGGTTTATTCTGTTCTAGCCGCTGAATCAGCAGGTACAGGCGAAGCTAATATCGGTATTGCGTTATCTCCTAAAGGTACAGGTGCTATCACTGCTCAAGTACCTGATGGGACAACAGCGGGTGGTAATGCGCGGGGGGCTAATAGTATTGATTTGCAGACAAAAAGAAATAATGTTTTATGTGTAGCTAGCGGCAGTTATAGCGCATTATTGGGCGGTGCAAATAATCTAGCTAGTGGTGGCTACAGTGCAATAATAGGGGGCGAAGGCAATTACTCAACTGGCAATTATTCCTTAGCGTCAGGTCTCCTATCAGGAGCCTCCGGTTCTTGGTCTGTCGCTTCTGGTCTTTATGCTGTTGCAAACAAAGCTTGTCAAGTGGCTGTTGGAATTGGGCAATTTTCCACATATGGTGATTGCCAGCATTCTTCTTTTGGGTTTTTTGGAACTACAACTAACGCAGTAGCTACACCATTAATATTATCGCTTGGCATAGCAACCATCCCCAACAATACTACTTGGGCAGCGGACATAGACATCGTTGCACGCTCAACTTCAGGTACTGAAAATGGATATTTTAAACGTAGGGTATTAATTCAAAAGGGTACAACTGCGGCAAGTACAGCGTTAATAGGTGCAGTTCAAACAGTTGGAACAGATATTGGCTCAACGAATATGTTGGCTATCACAACTCCAATAACACTTTCAGCCGATACAACGAATGGCGCATTGAAACTCGAAGTAACTGGTATAGCCGCAACTAACATCCGCTGGGTCGCTAAAGTATCTTTAGTCGAAGTCGGCTTTGCATAACAATATAAGGAAAACAAAATGTATCAAATTAATTTAATAGAAAATTATGTAGTACCGGAAGGTCAACTAACCAACGAACAGTATGTTGACTTCGTGATGAACATGGCAGCTAAAAGTTACATGAATCAATATAACCAGCCAACACCAGAAGAAGGCTTGACTGCGGCAAGAGATGCCTATAACAGCAATGTTGTTGTGCCTGAAACTATATCAGAGGTAATATAATGGATAAAGCACTTGGCGCTTTCTTATGGCTCAAACAAAACCTTAAACAACCCGGCACAATGGCATCTTTGTCGGCTGTTTGTGCAATGCTAGGGGTTCAGGTTGACACAGGCATGATACAAGATGCCTTAAATACTTTAACGTTGTTATTTGGTACGCTGGGCTTTTTCTTCCAACCAGCGCCACAGTTAGCCAAAGTTGATTAGTTTATCTATTTATAATGATGTCTATTTGTTATCAGCTACTGATAGCCTGGCGTTATCAACGTATTATTTGATGGTTTATTTTGAGGTGATTTTATGAGTATCAAAGGCATTGTAATAGAGAAGTTTGCAAAGTGGTACATTGGCGGGGTTCATTTTGAATCGATTAAACGGGTGGTTGCTAGCTTAATGGATTCGAGTTTATCCGGGCAAGCTAAACAAGCGATTGCTATTAATGAGATTAAAAAGTTCGGCTATGATTTGAGTAATTTTTTGATTAACTTAGGTATTGAGCTGGCTCTTGGTTACTTAAAAGCACAAGCGAATAAATAATGTTTGCCGAGTCTAGTTTTGCGGACGTTCCCTTTGTTGGGGTAATAGAATCAATAACGCCTCCCGTTGTTGTTGAGCCAGATCACCCGTTTTATTGGTACAACTCTGACATTCTAACGCCTAAAGGCGCTCCAAAGATAAAGCGTGCCAAGCTTAAGAAACAAGATCTTGATGAGTTACTAGCAAAAGCCGTTGATGAGTTAATCACTAATGCGGATAAGAAGGAGCGAGCAAGGCTAGTCGCAAGCATTAAACACAAAAGCATTAAAGAAAGTATGGCCGCTACTAAGTTGGAAGCCAAAGCGATTGTATTGGCTCATTTAAAAAAGCAAATACAAGAAGAAGAAGAAGAAGACGATGAAATGGCAATTATGCTATTGATGTAACCCCGCCTGAAAAGGTGCAATAAATCGCCAATGGAGCGCAAGATGAACGCAGAAACAATTATCCCTGATGTACCACAAGAAGAAGAAATTATAAACGAGGCAACGCCAGAAATAGAGGCAGATGCGGAGCCAGAACAAGAAGAAGAAGAAAAGGTTCCAAAGGGCGTACAAAAGCGCATCGATGCCATCACCAAAGAAAAGTATGAGGAACGCAGAGAACGCCAAGCTGCACAAGAGCGCGTTGACAAGCTAGAGCGTGAATTAGAAGAGTTTAGACGGTCAGGACAAACGCCACAACCACAAGCTAGATCCTACGATAATGGAGCGCCAAACCCTGATAATTATCCGGCTGGCCGCTATGATCCAGACTATTTAGAAGCATTGACAGATCACAAAGTCAATGAAATGTTTGCATCTCAGCAAAATAAGCTTAAAATGGCCGAGAAGCAAAGTTATATTGGCGAATTGCAAGAAGCCGCACGCGGTTCTCATGCTGATTATGATACAATAGAGCAAGATTTCTTTCAGCATCCTTTGACGACCGTGCCGGAGTTTCGGACATTGTTATTGGAATCTGAAAACCCCGCTGAGTTGACTTATTATTTGGGCAAAAACCCAGATGAGATGGACAAGCTCGGTGAAATGACACAAGCTCAAGCGCTCAGATACATTGGACGCATTGAGGCAAATATAGCCACACCATCTTTAGAGCAGCCCACTAAAAAAGCTGTGTCTACTGCGCCCAAACCCATCGCTCCATTAGGGAGTGCCAAGACCTCAAATGTTATCACTAGACCAGAAGATGCTCAAAGCATGTCTGACTATGTAAAACTAAGAGAGGCACAAAGAAAATAAACAAAAACTTAACACCCCTAATTTTTTAATGGAGCTTTAAAATGGCTAATACCTTATTAACCAGTAGCATCATTCAGAAAGAAGCTTTAATGATTCTTGAGAATGAGCTGACTTTTACAAAGAACGTAAACAGAGAATACGACGATAAATTTGGCGTTGCCGGTGCTAAAATCGGTGCGACAATCAATGCTCGTAAACCACCACGTTATGTTGGTCGTTCAGGCCAAGCGCTGTCTGTTGAAGCATCAACTGAAAACTATGTGCCTATTACATTAGATACTCAGTTCGGTGTTGATATTTCGTTTTCATCAACTGATTTAACTTTGCATATTGACGAGTTTAGCGATCGTTTCTTAAAGCCTGCAATGGCGACTATTGCTAACAGAATCGACTACCAAGGCTTGCAACTGTATAAAGACATCTTTCGTTATGTCAATGCGGGCGCTTCCGGTACAGCCTACGGCACTTCTGGTACTTTGAACGGCGGCTCTGCAACCGTTGCACAAGTACAAAGCCAAATCTTAACCGCTGGCGCGATCTTAACTGAATCAGGCGTTCCTAACGAAGCGCGTGGCTTAGTGTTGGATCCTTTATCGCAAGTATCAGCAGCAACTCCCATGTTAGCGTTGTTTAACCCACAAGCTAGAGTATCCAGTATCTTTGAAAAAGGCTCTATTGGTGCTTCTACATTGGGCTTTGATTGGGCCGCTGATGCTAACGTAAACAGCTTTGTACCCATGGCGGCTGGATCTGTCACTGCATTAACAGCAGCGCCTGCATCTGGCGCGACTACTATTGCCGTAACTTCTACTGCTGGTACTGTGCCACGTGGAACAATCGTGCAAATCACTGGTATTTTTGCCATTAACCCACAAAACCGTCAATCAACTGGCCGTCCAATGCAGTTTGTAGTGACCGCTGATACCGCTGTAACAACAACCGGTACTTTGCCAATCTATCCCGCTTATATTCCTAGTGGACAATTCGCAACTTGTACTGGCACACCAACCTCTACAGCGGCCATTACTATATTGACTTCTGGCGCGATAGCTGGCACAGGTTCTTCACAAAACTTGGCCTTCCATAAGAACGCCTTTACATTAGCAACCGCTGATTTATTGCTACCAGGTGGTGTTGATATGGCTGAACGCGCTAACTATAAAGGCATCTCAATGCGTATGGTTAGACAGTATGATATCAATAGCGATATGTTCCCTGTGCGGTTTGATGTGTTGTTTGGATGGAAAACTATATATCCTGAACTTGCTGTGCGCGTTGGCGGCTAATTAACTTAATTTAATAGGAGGCTTCAAATGCCAGATATTTATAATGGCGGTCTAACGATTGCTCAGCCAATCGTTACTTATCAATCTTCAAGTTATACAATTAATAGTGGCACAGCTTTAGCCGCTGGCGCATCGGTAACTGAAACAATGACTTTTACAGGTCTTGCAACAACCGATGTTAATTATGGTTTTGCACCGCGTGACGTTATTGTTATTCCAAACGGTTTAGTGTTAGTTAACTCTAAACCGACAGCGACTAACACATTAACTGTCACATGGAGAAATTCCACCGATTCATCAATGGCAATGCCTGCCGCTGGTGTATGGGGTTTGAGTATTTTTAAGCCGTTGTATCGTTAAACCCGCACTATGAGCCAAGGATGGCTCTCTTTCTAATTTAAAGAGGCACGAGCTATGCAGCATTACCAGGATGTTTTACAAGACCGGTCTGGCAATGCCATAGCTGGTGCTGTCATTACTGTTACAAATCACTTAGATGGGCTGCCAGCTATTTTATATGCTGATTATGCAGGGCTTACCGTCCTGACATCAATCGTGACTGATGCTGATGGGAGCTATAGCTTTTATTTATCATCCGGTCGTTATGATTTAAAATTCTATAAAAATGGCACATTATTAAAAACACAATCTGATGTTTTTGTTAATATGGATACCGCCTTAATTGATTTATCAAGCCCAGCAGGGGCTTCTTTAGTTGGCTTTAACCCAACGGGTACGATAGAGGCTGTTACAGTTCAAGCGGCTATAAATGAAATAAATACAGATTTAATTACAAACATTGCAGACTTAGCTTCTGCTACAGGAGCGTCTTTAGTTGGATTTCAACAAACCGGCTCAACTGTTACTAGAACCGTTGCCGATAAAGGAAAAGAAGTTGTTACTGCAAAAGATTTTGGTGCAACTGGCGATGGTGTAACAAATGACACAACTTACATTCAAGCGGCATTAGATTATTTAAATAGTGTGGGTGGTGGCACTTTAAAGATAACCGGCAATTTGACTTATCTTGCATCTAATTTACAAGTTTATTCTAACACTCACATTGTTATAGATGACGATACAACTGTCAAACAGTATGTAAATACAAATAGTATTTTTAAAATGGTTGGCTCTATTGGTTCAGCGATTCTCTTAACCGTTGATGCTAACGCTGGAGCTACACAACTAATAGTCACTAGCACAGCAGGATTAACCGCTGGTGATTGGATTGTTTTAAAAGATACCGCTGATTATTCTGTGTCTTCTGATGCAGTTGGCTATAAATCAGGTGAGTCTTGCTTAATTGCATCAATAGATGGATTAACAACATTAACGTTAAAACATCCCATTTATGGCTCAATGCAAACATCAAAGGCGTTTACTGTAGCCAATGGTTCAAATATTGCTAAAGTAACAAAGCTAGAAAATATTTCCATTACTGGCGGTAACATTGTTCTGCTAAAAACATCAAATACCAATGGAATTGAATCTTATTTTTGTAAAGATTTAATTGTAAAAAATGTTAAATTTAGCAATATTGGTGGAGCAGGAATACTACACTTTGCCTGTTTAGATTCAAAGATTGAAGATTGTACTTTTTCCGATGGTATAGACAGAGTAGATTTAGGTATGCCAGGTTATGGCATCATGGCATTGTGGGCGTGTTGGAATCTAACTGTTATTAACAACTTATTCCGCAGAGTAAGGCACGGTTTTACAACAGGCGGGGGAACAAATGGATTTCCTCACAATGTAAATATTTTAAGCAATATTGCCACCGACTGTACTAATTTTGGACTAGATACCCATGAAGCAGGGTTAGACATTACCCTTAGAGGTAATACAGTTATTGATTGTTTGGGTGGTATTGATTCAAGAACTGGTTATACAGTGATTGACAGCAACACAATAACAAGATGTACATCAAGCGGTATTGGTTTTGCTGGTACTAATTTAGAAAATATAACTATATCTAACAACTATGTTAGAGACATACCTGCTTATGGTATAAGCACCCCATCCTCTTGCCCAAATTTAAGTATTACTAATAATACACTTATAAATATAGGTTTAAATGCTATAGGTGTTTTTGGTGGCTTATATGACGATAAGTTATCCCCAAACTTATTTATCAGTAAAAATACAATCACCGATTTCAGCACCGCATCCGGTAGCGGAACGGGCATCATTGTTGGTGGAACTTATGCTAATGTTGTCACTATAACGGATAACATGCTAGATAAAGGAACTGGCACAGCTTCAAGAGGAATTTATTGCATTCCTGATGTGTCAGGTATTGTTGAAAGAAACATTATTAAAGGAAGTTATTCTGGCGGCCAAGTTGTTTTTGCGACTAATAGCGCAATGGGTAGTTTTAAAAACCAAACTGATACTACTTTAAAAACTAGAATTATTACATTAGCTGCTGATAGTGCTGTTTATATTCCAGTGGCCACCGTGCTTAATTCATTAGTTAAAATTGGCTCTGCAACTGCTGGCACGCCTTACCCTAATGGAACATTTAGAATCAGGACTAATTCATCCCCACAGTGTGCAATCGTTGGGATGGCAAATTCTGGATTAGTTGATTTTACAACCACTACCGTATTGACAGGAACAACGGGTGTTGTTGGGCGTACTACAATCAGCGCTGTCAATGGTGGTTTATATGTTGAAAATAGAATAGGTAGCGGTGTGTCTTTTACTGGCTATATATCAACCGTCGCAGGCGTACCAGGCGGGGCAGGAACAGCATTGACTGTAACTGTTTTACCGACATTTGGATCTATACAAACAGGTCAAGTTATTACGGGTACTGGAATTTCAGGAACGGTTACTATTGTCTCTGGATCTGGAACGTCTTGGGTTGTTAGCTCTTCTCAAACGGTTGCCACTACAGCGCTGACAGGAACGGGTGGCACTGGCTTAAGCAATGTTATGTGGATAGAAATAGATGGCCCATGCTATTAAACTAATTAGACAGGACTAACGATGACAACCGTTGTTAATTTTACCAAAGCCACTACTGCGCTTGATATTATCAAGAGTTCATTGCGCTTATTACAAGTGCTGAATGATGACATCACATTAACCGCGTCCGAGGCTAATGATGCGCTAGAATGTCTTAACATGATGATTGATTCATGGTCAAATGACTCGCTAATGTTGCACCATGTTACTAAGGAGGAATTTACTTTAGTACCTGGGCAAGTGACTTACACGATGGGGCTAGGTGGTAACTTTAACACGTCACGGCCTATCAGCATCGAGCAGGCAACTATCAACGTCAATGGTGCGGACTTTAATGTTCAGCAAATGGCGTTTGATGACTGGGCTGCTATTCGTCTTAAATCATTATCGACAAGCTATACCGAATATTTTTATGTTGATGAGACATTTCCATTGTCTACTATCTACCTTTATCCTATAAGCACAATACCATCTATCCTAACGCTGTACAGTAGAAAACCTTTTACCCAGTTCGATGGCTTGACTAATGAAGTATTACTCCCCCCAGGCTATGCAAGGGCGATGAAATACCAGCTTGCTTGTGAGATAGCTAGCGAATACCAAACGACCGCAGGGCAAGACGTTCAACAGTTAGCCATGAACGCCAGAGCAGGTATTAAGCGAGTCAATAAGCGCAATATTACTACTCAGGTTGATCCGGCTTTGTTTGCTCCGGGTAAGCAAAGATTCAACATCTATCGTGGAACTTAGTCAATAAAATCAATGACTTATAGAGTAAAGAGGATAATATGCCAAGCAAATCAAAAGCACAGGAAAAACTAATGGCCGCAGCCGCTCATAATCCTAAGTTTGCCAAGAAGGTTGGTGTGCCGGTTGAGGTTGCAGAAGAGTTTAATAAGGCAGATAAGGCTAAAAGGAAGAAGTAATGCCAGAAATTAAGCTTTTCGGCCTCGGACAACAGTCTAAATCGCCTAATATCACAGCGGCTCACAGGCTTAACTTATACTATGATATTCAAGCCGATTTAGATAAAACACAGGTAGTGGCGTATAACACACCAGGGCTGAATCTGTTTACAAACTTAGGCGCATCACCGACGCGCGGCATGCACTGGTTTGAAGCGTTTAATATTCTTTGTGTTGTTCAGCGTGGTAACCTTATAATCGTGCAGAGCGATGGCACATCGGTCATGTATACCTTGTCGCCCACCGATATTGAGGGTTATGTCAGCATGGCGAATAATGGCAGTGTTGGCCATCAACTTTGCATAGCGACAGGTACAGCCGTTTATATCTATGATGCGGTGTCACATGCTATTACAAATGTACTCACAACTGGTGCAAATCCGATCCCTTATGCAGCCGATACAGTAACTTTTTTAGATGGTTATTTTATAACTAATCGAGTCAGCAGTGGGCAGTTCTACATCTCCACAGTTTATGATGGCTTAAACTGGGATGGCTTGAACTATGCAACCGCAGAATCTAACCCTGACAACTTAGTCGCAGTAATAGCGGACAAAGGCTATTTAGCGTTATTTGGCACAAGTAGTGTGGAGCTATGGGCGAACACAGGCGAAGCATTGTTTCCCTTTTCAAGAGTACAAGGTGCGCCCACTAATTCCGGTTTAGCCTCTCGATGGTCATTGTCTTATGCTAATGGTTTCAGCACTGGTTTATTCAGGAACAAACAGGGGGCTTTGTCTATCTGCCAACTACAAGGTTATCAGGTTAGCCCGATCAGCAACACCGACATAGACTATATTATTAATAATTATAATACACCTACCAATTGCGTGGGATTTGGTTATTATTTAAATGGTAGGCCGTTTTATCAAATTACCTTCATTGAAGAGCAAAAAACGTGGTTGTATGACTTTTCATCCAATGCGTGGTCTCAGCTCAAGTCATGGGGTATTAGCCGACACACGGCAGATATAGGCTGTTCTTTTGATACCAAGTTCATCGTTTCAGATTATAATGATGGCCAGCTCTATATTTTAGACCCGGATGTATTTACGGACAATGGCCAGCCTATTGAACGTGAGCTAATTAGCGGCCATGTCTTTGCAGCAAGTCGTAACAATATGACAATCAGACGGCTTAGAATAGATATGGAGGGGGGCGTTGGTGCTAACACACCGCCTACAGTCATGTTACAGATAAGCAGAGATGGCGGAAAAGTTTATGGCAATGAGAAATGGACGACACTGGGCGCAGCAGGACAGAATTATAAACGTGCCGAATGGCGCAGACTGGGCCATGCACGCGATTTTCTATTCAAGGTTAGAATTACTGATCCTATTAAAGTCGTGCTTATTGCCGCTATTATAGAAGCTGCGGAGCTAATGTCGTGAAGATCCCACAAGCGCCTATTAGAGAGCCATTCGATATAAGCTCGGTAGCATGGGTTAATTATTTCTCACAGCTAACGCTTTATCTAGGCTCTTTGCCATCTAGCAATGTAGCTCTAAGCGATTATGTTAATGATGCAGCGGCATCGGCTGGTGGTGTGCCTTTATATGGCTTTTACCGGAATGGCTCAGTGGTTATGCAGAGGGTGGTATGAATAATTTCCAATTATTAGCATCAAATATTAATGTCTTGCCATTATTACTAGCCATTAAGCGACAGCCTGAACTATGGAAAGAAGATACTTACCTGAGAGATTATCCACAAGGGCCTTTCGGTGATTGTGAATCTATCATGTTGAGATTCCCACCTATCTCGGTTTTTGAAACGGAAGAGCAATTAAAAAATCATGCTGTGGGCTTCGATCAGCACGAAAACATAGACAGACCAGAGTATAAGCTTTTGCATGAATCTAGACCGCTTATTATGGGCTTAATGGCTAATGTGCAAGGCGAGCGTCTTGGCCGTTGTATCATTAATAAAATAAAACCAGGGGGGCGCATTTATCCCCATGAAGATACGCCATCACATGCTGATTATTACTCTCGGTTTCATATTGTTTTGCAGTCATCCCCAGGCGTTGTATTTATTGCAGGGGATGAGCAAGTTTATATGGGTACAGGTGAGTGCTGGTGGTTTAATAATAAACTGAATCACGAAGTTATTAATAACAGTGCTGATGATAGAATCCACTTAGTAATTGACATAAGGACAGGGCGATGATTACTTTTGCAATAGAATCTTTTGAAAAATGCCTGCCAGAATTTGAGCCATTATTGCATCATCATTATGAAGAACTGGCTTTAAATCAAGATAAAGTGCCATTGTCGCCCCAGTATAATATCTATTTTGGGCGTGAAGCAGAGGGCCAGTTATTATTTGTTACAGCCAGAGAAGCAGGTGAGATAATAGGCTATTTTATAGGCTTTATTGCACCAGGATTGCATTACTCGACTTGCCTCACTTGCCAGATGGATATATTTTATATTCGTAAGGATATGAGAAAGGGCAGGCTTGGTATTAAATTATTTAAGTTTGTCGAAAAAGAATTACAACGCAGAGGCGTTGACCGTTGGTTTGTAGGTTCTAAACTACATGCTGATGCTAGTCCGTTATTCAAATACTTAAAGTTTCAACCCGTTGAGACTTATTACACAAAATGGTTAGGAGATTAAAATGGTAGCAGCAGCAGTGGTGGCAGGTTCAGCAATATCGGCAGGCGCATCAATGGCAGGCTCATCGGCTCAAGGTTCAGCCAATAAAAAGGCAGGCGAAGCAGCAGCGGCAGCAGCGGCACAAGCTAGAGCAGATATTGAAGGAGGCGTTAAGACAGCTCGAAGTGATTTGCAGCCTTATTCAACGGTGGGAGGTAATGCACTCAATAACTTGGCGTTACAAATGGGCTTAGGGGGTGCTAATGAAATAGCGCCAAAGACCGGCAGAGTCGGCAAAGCTCAAGATCCTCTCTGGGATAGTTTGCTTAGAAAATACAATCCTAAGAATAATGGGCTGGATGTTTTTTCCAAAACGCCCGCCTATGCCGAAGCACAAAAAGAATATACCGCGACTAAGCAAGCGCAAGCACAAGCTAATCCGCAATATGGCGCTTTAGCACAAAATTATGGCATGGAGCAGTATAAGCAAGATCCAGGTTATACGCCTATGGTTAATAGTTTGGAAGAGCTACAAGCTACGCCAGGTTATAAGTTTCAACTTGAGCAGGGCTTACAATCGCTTGGTAATTCAGCAGCAGCTCGTGGTTCGTTGCTTTCTGGCCGTCAATTAAAAGACGTTAATAATTATGCACAGGGGCAAGCATCTACCGGCTACCAAGGCGCATGGGAACGCGCTCAAAACGCTTATCAGAACGCATTTGCGCGTGATACAAGCAATAAAAGTAATACGTTTAATAGATTGCAAACAATGGCAGGGCGAGGACAAGAAGCCGCAGGCGCTCAAGGCGGTTACACTATGCAAGGCGCTGGCGCTTTAGCGGGTGTTGCAACAAACTTAGGTAATACCCAAGGCGGTTTGGCACAGGCACAAGGGCAAAACCAAGCCAATATGTACACTGGCATCGGTAATGCAGTTAATCAAGGAATCGGCACAGGTTTGGCATATGGTGGTGGCGGCACAACTACAGCAGGCGGGGGTGGTGGTGCGACTAATTTAGCAAACAGCAATTATATGAATCAAAACGCATTTGGTTTTAATAATCAAAAATTAAATTTCTGAGGTTAAAATGGAAATATACATGCCCCCCGTTGTACAGCCACGCGGCTTGATGGAATATGCTAATGAAGCCTCTAATTTCAAAAACTCGCAACAACAAAACCAATTAAATAATTTAAAGCTCCAATATGCTCCACAACAAATGGAGATGCAACAAAAAGCCGCTCAACAAGGTTTGCAACAAGATGAGCAAGCTATGAACGTGCAAAAGCAAGCGGCTTTACAAGGCTTGGCAACTGATTTTAAAGCCCGATTACAATCTGCAAAAATCTCTGACCCTGACCAAGCTCAACAATATTTAGATCAGTATGTGCAGTCGCGTGCGCCTTATATTAAAAGCATGGGCTTCCCAATGGCTGATCGATTCACAGTCGATCAGGTTATGCAACTTGCTGGCCCAACTGCTCAGGAATTACAACAAGCTGAATTACAAAATAAGTTAGCTGAACGCCAAGCATTATTCCCAATGGACATACAACTTGCCCAGGCTAGAGCTGAAGCAGTAAGACCGCCTGTAAACTGGAATACTGTACAAGAAGGCGCTTATCAGATCAATCCTCAAACTGGGGAATATCGAGCTACTGGGGTAGCACCTAAGCAAGCAGAACAAAAACCATTGCAAGAATGGCAAGTCAAGCAGGTTGATTTTTTAAACAGAACCGCTCAAGCAAACGATATCATTGAAAATATAGGCAAAGACTATTCACCTAGTGCTACATCATTTTCAAAATGGACAGAAGGCGTTCCTTTAGTAGGTAAAGCTGTTAATTCTGCGCTTAGTGCAAATGAACAACAAATTAATCAAGCTCAAAGACAATTTATCAACTCTACCTTAAGGCGTGAATCTGGGGCGGCTATTGGTAAAGATGAGTTTGAAAGCGCACAACAACAATATTTTCCTATGCCTAATGATTCTGATGAAACATTGGCACAAAAGGCACAGGCTAGAGCAACAGTTATACAAGGCTTAAAGACTGGATTACCAGAAAACTTAATGCCACAAACAGCGATGCCACAAAGTTCTGATAATATATCAGTAGATATAAAGCATCCTGAAGATCTATCAGAAGAAGATAGAAAAGCCTTACAAGCAGATATTAATAAAACAAAAGCAACCAGCAAACCTCAAGGCAAATTAAAATTTATAGGATTTGAATAATGAAAATTGCAAAATTTCAGTTTTCAGATGGCAAAATAGGTAAATTTGAAGTTCCAGACGATTACACGCCTGAACGCGCACAAACTGAAATAGAAGCGCAAGTTTATGGCTCAAAGCAACAACAAGCCCCACAAGAAACTTCCCAACGCATAGCAGGACTAGGCGGCAGGGCTTTGCTTGAAGGCGTGGCGAGCATACCAGGTGGTATTTATAATACGGTTAGCACGCTCGGCAATATTTTCAAGCCTGCCAATGCACCAGTAACGCCTTTAACGCCTCCTGAGTCTATCAATACACAACAATACGGCACTAAGCTGGCTAATATGATGGGCTTACCACAAGAAACAGAAGGCGAGCGTATACCGATGGAGGTTGCTCGAACTATGTCAGGCTTTGCTGTGCCTTTAGCAGGATTAGCCGGTAAAGGTGAGCGCTTAGGAGCATTGGGCAAGATGATTGGCACAAGCAACCCTGTCAGCACCGTCTTATCCGCTGGCATTAGTAAAGGCGCATCAGAAATAGCCAAAGAACGCGGTGCAGATCCTTTGACCCAAGCGGCTATAGGGGCAGGTGCTGGCATGGGCTCAGGTAGTTTAATGAGTATGGCCGCACCAGTTGGTAGGACTGCCGGTAGAATTGGCGCTAATGTAGCCGGCCAATTAGAAGGCTTGGCTGGCAGGACATTGAATCGACAAGCTGGTTCAGAAGCGCAAACTGTACAACAATTGCTAGAGGCGGGTGTTGTGCCTGGTGTTAAGCCATTTAATAAACTTATCTATGATGAAGCTGGTAATCTTTTAGGTGAAGCCCCAGGCAGTTACAAACCAACCAGTTCCGCTATTGCCGGCAATGCAGGCATCTCAGGGCTGGCTAGATTCGTTGAGAATACGCCACAAGCTCCGGTTGCATTAAGCACTAGAGCTTTTGAAAACTCCAAAGCATTAAAAGATTACGCAAGCAAAACTGTGCCAACAGAAGAAGATTTATTTAATACGTCGGCTTTTTCAAGGCGCATTACTAATGAAATAACAGCGCCAATGGTAGAAAGAAATAACCCTGTTAATGTTAGCTCAGTTGATGAGGCTTTTGACAAAGCGTTAAATGCTAATCAAAATAATCCAGCGGTTACTGATGGATTAGCTGCATTAAAAGCCCGATTTGATGCCGGTAAATTGCAATATGGTGAAACTTTTCACCCTGTTTATAATTTCAAGAAATACATTGACCAAACTTTAAGAAGCAAAAATTATACTGATCCTGAAGTTGCTTCTGTTAAAAAAGCGGCAGGGGCTTTAAAAGATGTCAAAAGAGAATTAGCCAAGTCATTAACAGAGGCCGAGCCAGAATTTAGCAGCGTCATACAACAGCAAGCTATTGGCATAAAACATGCCGATCAGGGTAAAGAAGCAAGAAAATTATTGGCAGGTATTGAAAATGCTTCACCATTAACCAGTAATGTATCGGGCTTGCAGGAGTCTTTCTTATCATTATCAGCGCCAGGACTTGTTAAGAAATTGAAAGATGAAAAGCTAATGAGCAAGTTATCACCTTATCAGCAAGACATTTTACAAAATGCGTCAAAAGCATTATCAGCTAATACCCGCAAAAGCATGGGCATGGCTCTAGGTTCTAATACAGCACAGAACTTAAAGCTTGATGAGATGATTGCCGAAGATGTTGCACGCGCATTTACTGGATCTGATGTGTCAGGTTCTGGCGGTGGATTGATTTCTGGTATACTAAGGCCAGCAACTAAAGGCTTATCCAATGTGACTGGGCGAACAAGCCAAATCGCTGATATATTGGCCAAAGCTGAACTCGATCCCGCTTATGCCGCTATGCTGATGAAAAAGTATAAATTATCAGGGCCGCTTGATCTTAAAAGCGCGGCAGGGCGTAACGCTATTTATGGCGCTATAGTGCAAAATAATACTAACAAATAGGAACACCAATGGCCGTAAAATTAGCACCTATATTTAACGACGCTCAGTTAGACAATGCCGGCCTGCCTCTGTCGGGCGGTTTGCTAACCTGGTATGTGGCTGGATCATCCACTTTAGTGCCCACTTTTGCAGATTCAGAAGGGTTGATACTCCAAACTAATCCTATCGTGCTAAATGTACGCGGTGAACCTGAAAGCCCGATATGGCTAACGACTGGCGCTGTTTACAAGGCTGTGTTGACCGATGCCATTGGCAATCCTTTGCGGACAGTCGATAACCTGACTGGCATCAATGATACCAGCGCTCCTATCGTGTCCGAGTGGGTGTTATTTCCTGGCACTGCAACTTACATTAACACAACGTCTTTTAGCGTCATTGGCGATCAGACGACTGTGTTTACAGTAGGCCGTCGTATACAAGCCAGCGTATCGGGTGGTAGTTGTTATGCGACTATTTTAACTTCTGTGTTTAGCACAGTCACCACCATCACCGTTATTAATGATTCTGTTACGCTAGATTCTGGCTTATCGACTGTTTACTATGGCTTCTTAGATCCCACTCATTCAAGCTTTAATGTATCCACTGCGACTTATGCAACCACCGCAGGCACAGCAGCGGCTTGTACCGGAAACTCAGCTACAGCGACAACCCTATCGGCAACATTAGCCGTTGCTAAGGGTGGCACAGGTGTTACCACTAGCACAGGCACAGGCAGTAATGTTTTAAGCTCAACGCCTACCATCACATCCCCCGTATTTGCCGGAACACCTACAGGGGTGGGCATCCTAACTAGCGGCACAGTCGTTAATTCAACATCTGGCACAACGATTGATTTTACAGGCATACCAAGTTGGGCTAAACGCATAACTATTATTTTCAATGGCGTGTCAACTAACAGCACAACGCTTGATAACATGGTACAAATAGGCGATTCAGGGGGTATTGAAACAGCCGGTTATGTGTCGGTTAATTCCACAGTCGCAACATCTGGCACATCTTGTATTGATATCACCAACGGTTTTTTGTGTATGCGAATGTATGATCCAGCACAGGTGTTCTCAGGCTCATTATTCTTGCATAAAATAACTGGTAATACTTGGACATCAAACCATGCCATTTCCAGATCGCCAGATTATGCTGTTTGTGTTGGCGCTGGCATCAAAGCCCTAACAGCCACTTTAGACAGGGTTCGTATAACATCCACTTCCGGTGCGGCTACATTTGACGCTGGTTCTATTAACATCATGTATGAATAAGGCACAAAGTTATGGTTGACATAGAATCAAGAGTAGCCAAGATGGAACAGCGTATTGACAGTTTACATTCTGAATTTAAAGCCGACCGTGATGAATCGCGCAGGCGTTCTGATAAAATATTTGATGCAATAGACCAGCTCAGAAAAGACAATGACCGGCACAAAGGCTTTTTTGGTGGGATTGTCTTTACTGTCAGTGCCGTCTTTGCCGTCGTTGTTTATTTAATTAAGTAAGGAACTCAAATGGAAGATTTAATATCATTGTTATTTTTAGCGCGTGATCTTGCTCACCGTGAGCATTTACGCACCAAGTCATTTTCACAGCATATGGCATTGAAATCATTCTACGATGCCATTATTGACAATGCGGATGCGATAGCAGAAGCCTATCAAGGCACTTATAACTTGATGGATTACATCCCAATTGAGGGTTATAACGGTAAGGCGAGCATTATCCCTTTGCTAGAAAAGCATGTTAAATGGATTATGGACAACCGTTATAAGGTTTGCTGCAAAGAAGATACCGCTATACAAAACTTAATTGATACCGCAGTGGAAACTTATTCATCCACACTTTATAAGTTGAGATTCTTATCTTGATAGCAACGGCCTTAGAGATATTATTGCCGTTAATTAAAGAATTTGAAGGGTGCAGGTTAAAAGCATATTTATGCCCCGCTGGTGTGTGGACAATCGGTTGGGGTTATACCGGTAAGGAAGTTACAGATAATTTGACATGGACGCAAATCCAAGCAGATGAACAGTTATTAAAAACAGCGGTTAAGTGCCTACAGCAAGCGATAACCGCGTCACCTATACTAAGAGATTGCAAGGTTGAGAAACAAGCCGCTATTGCTGATTTTATTTATAATCTTGGGCTAGGTAATTATTTAAAGTCTACTCTTAAACTAAGAGTCGATCAAGGCAACTGGATATCTGCATCCACTGAAATCAAAAAGTGGAAAAAGGCTAATGGCGTGGTGCTGCAAGGCTTGGTTAGGCGCAGAGAAAAAGAAGCATCCTTGCTTCTGAAGTCATAGCGTATTTGCAAAACTCGGATCTGTCATGCGGCATGGCGAGCATTTGGAGCAATATTTTCTTGAGCGGGATATTGTTTCAAACATTTCATTGCACTTAGGACATTTGATGTGCTTTGGTTTTGTTTTGCTAACATGGCCGTCATAGCATTTGAACATCACCATTCCCCGATAAACTTAACTTTAATTGTTTTTGGTTGATTGTGTTTCGCAATCATTTTTTTATACTTGTATTGCATCTTTAAATCATGCCGCTCAAACTGGCCTGAAAAGACTTGTTTAAACGTAATGCCTTTTGGCTCCTTGTTGGGTTCTTTTCTTCGTTTAATCCATGCTAGCATTATCTCCCGATCATAATATTTAGTGGGATTGCCTTTCTTCATCTGCCTTGGATCTATATAATCATCAGGTGGGCAAGGTAGCTGCCCTCTATCGTCCATCACCCCAATATGCTGAGTGGTAAAGCCAAGCAAGTCGGCTATTTCTTGTCGTGTTATTAGGTGGCTAGGCATCACGACCACCTATACCGTGCATCTTCTCAATGGCTTTTGCAAATGCGATAGTGGGGGACATGTCACCAATAACAAAAGTATTCCTAAAAAAGTCTTGGTATATCTTTAAAATTTCCTCATCACTCAAAGGCTCACGTTTTAAAAAATACTTTGTATCTTCAACACCTTTGCCGTACCACCATTTACCACTTAGAGGCTCTTGCTCAGGTTGAGAGAGTAGGTTTTGAGTTTCAATTAATAATGAAATGTGAGTGGGAATTTGATTTGCCTCTCCAGTGAGCCATCTTTTAAGTAACACCCGTTCTTTATTCATCACGATCACCTATGCCGTGTGCTTTTTCAACCAATCTAACGCAATCAAATTCATTTATAGGCGATTTATTAACCCATAGTTTTATTATCTCTTCTTCACTCAAAGGCTCACGTTTTAATTCTTGCTTTGCCTTTTCATAACCTATTTGATGCCACTCTTTGTTGATGTTTATGAGTTCGCGCAAAGGTTGTTTTCTCTCTACCATATCGGTAACACCACCTAAATGCTCAGGTTGGGCAAGTAGTTCTTCAATTTCTCTAATCAAGTCTTGACATGCCTGTTCAACGCCTGCTTCCCAATCCAGCGGCTCTAAAAAATAAATAGTTCTTTTAAGTAACTCTCTTTCTTTACTCATCATCTACTCCAATACCGTGTGCTTTTTCTGCGTACAAAACACCATTTATAAAACCATATCTATATTCAAGACTATCCAAAGTTTTTGATAGAATTTCTAAATTGGCTATATCTTCATTGCTAAGCGGTTTGCGTTTTGGTGGTGATGTGTAGAGTGGTATTGTTATTCCATCGAAATTCTTTTCAAATCCTACTGATAAAGTCCGCTCTGTAAAATCTTCGTTTTGACGTTCATACATCCAAGCTGCAGGCTCAACCATTACGAGCTTATCCTCGATATGCTCAGGTTGGGCGAGGAATTCTTTGGTTTCTTCGAGAAGGCTCATATTAGAACCTCGCCACATGCAATCTTTCATCCACTTCTTCAACAACTCTCTTTCTTTACTCATCACGATCACCTATGCTGTGTTGTTGCTCTGCCCATTTAACGCCTTCTTTAAATGGGTGTTTGCTATTTGCCGCCCATACAGCTTGCTCTGCTATTACTTCATCGCTCAAAGGCTCACGTTTTAAAAAATACTTTGTATCTTCAACACCTTTGCCGTACCACCATTTACCACTTAGAGGCTCTTGCTCAGGTTGGGCGAGTAGTTTATTTATATCAATACACAGCGCTGGACAAGAAACGCCTTTAAAATCGAACTCATCTAAGCATCTTCTTAGTAACTCCATCTCAACGCTCATAAAGTCACCGCAAAGCTAGGCACGCTCATTCTGGCAGGGCTACAGGTTTCGCAATATTTACGCATCCGAATAGTCGTAGTAAATATGCCGTTACATTTAGGACATTTCACTTTACGCACATTATTAAAACTAACGTGTCCGTTATATGTTTTCAAAACTGATACCCCTCATCTATTCGTGGCGGTGGTGTGCCAATAGCTTGTAAATATAAATCCAGCAACATTAACCCACGATTCCATTGCTCAATTGGCGCAATAGTTTCAGCCTTGATCGATGATAGCGTGACCGGCGGTATACCTGTGCTTTTACTGATCGCTTGTTGTGTAACGCCTGCCTCGTTAAGTTGGTGAATCATGGCAGGCCAGTCTATTGGTTTCATTAATCGCTCCTAGAAAGGTATGTCTTGGTTGTAAATCAGCGTGTCATGATCGCCGTAAAACGATCCGCACACATTGTCATGCTCAAGCAGTTTCATTTTCAACCAACCTAACAGTGAACTTTTTTACTGCTTCAGACATTCCAGAGTAAGCAGCTTCTGCTTTCGCTTTACGTTCTGCTGATAATCTATCAGTTGCATAAACCGAGGTTGAATAGCTTGGCCCTTTCTTGAAATTTATTTCTACATGAAATTTATTCATTAGCACATCTCCATTAAATCTTCTTCAATACGTCCTAACCAATAAGGTGCAATAATCTCACCTATCTCAACGCCCTGCATTGTTACGCCAGTAATGTCGATTGACTCATTACAACCTGGGTAATTCAGCGTTTCAGCTTCTTTGGGTTGATAGTCAAACTCGACATCAAACTCAAGGCCGTTTATGTTTACAATTTGCTGGCTCATTCTTCACCCCACATATCAACTAGGCTTTTATCAGACACTGATTGCCAAACATTAACGTCAGCATTAGCTGGCAGACAGATTGCCAAAATGACAATGACGATTAAGCCAAGCAAGCAGACTAAAGCAATCTTACCTTGCTGAATTACTTTTTTCTCTTGCTCCAAGAATCTCTGTCTTGCCGCCTGGTCGTGCATACGATTTCTATTTTGGTAATTGTTTTTCATTTCAAGTTCCTAGTGTGTGAGTTAAAAGCAACCTCTTGTTTTTCGCCTTCAAAAAGCTCATTAACAGTATAGATCTGCCCATCATTAATAACAAAAATTCCCGATTTTGTAACCTCCATCTTGACGTACTGGTCACTTAAGAAAAGTTGACTTGATGCGAAGCCAAGCCCAAACAGTAAAGCTGCAATCATTGTTTTTGTCAGTTTAGTCATTGTAATTCTCCGGTTAAGTTAATAAATAATCATTAGGACTATGCACTCTGAGTGCCAACCCCACAAACATTGCCTGTGTGAGTGCATAGTTTAAATAATGCTGGATATGAATTTGCACATTACTTTTTAAAGCCGCGATGCTTTTAATCGATCTTGATGGCTGATTCTTGCAGTACCATCAAGACGACATTCATATTATTTCAAGCCCCAGCGTGGCCTATCTGTATCCTTACTTTTTAGTTCCCTTTTTCGGGAGAGGATTGCGGCTGACTGCTAATTAGTTATTTTTTAAACTTCTATCCAGCCAACGTGTTTAAACACATTGGTTTTTGTAACAGTACCGTCTGAGCTTACAGACTCTACTGATACACGTTCAGAAAAGGCATACAAAGGCTGTATGCCGTTTTGTATCAACACCTTTTCAAGGGTTGACATAAAGAAGGGTGCGCCTCCTATCATGGCGCGTTTTGCACCTGCATGCTTGCAGATGTTGGCAAGAAAGATTGCCCTTTCTTGCATTTGGCTAAAAGTTGGAATGCCGTCAAAAGTTAAAACAGCCTGTACAGCGGCTTTATTTTCTGGCTCTGAACATCCTTGTTCAGGTGTGGCGGTGTGTTGAGTCAAGTTGAGGATTGTTTGATCTTCAGCTACTTCACAAGATTCTGCTTCTTGAGTTAAAAAATCTCTAAATTTTAACTCTGGTTGCTCGTCATAACGAGCGTTAACTAGCTCGTAAATCTTGCCAGCATCACCCATTATGGGCTTATCTCTGTTTCCATGTACCATAGTTCCTTTGTGATCTTCCATGACCATTATGGTGGTGATCCAACCTGTATTGATAAATCTTCCTGCGAACATATCGCAGTCTTCAAAAGAATATGCTTCTGATTTTAATATTTTAATCTTCATGGTAAATCCTCCTTAAGCAGTTAAGCGAAATGCTTAACTTGGTACATAGTTTAATGATTATTTATTACCATGTCAACATCATAATATTAAAAATTAATATTTAATTGTTCTATTTGTTCCTTAGCATGTAAAAAGCCTTTAGCAACAATAACTTGATAACCAACACTTTTTAAATAAAATATGATTTCCTTCTGATCTTGGCTTAAAGAACCGCCTTTTATTCGCTTCATTTCTACCCAAACACGCCAGGACGGAATAAATAAATCCGGTATACCTTTCACAGTTCCCTCAACTTTTAACGCTATGGCGGTTGATTTGCTTCTTGCTCCCCCATTAGGAATAGAATGAATTAATACGTCGGCATGCGTGCGCCTAAACCACTGCACAAATAAAGCCTGCTCATAATGCTCGGATGGTATTTTCTCAGTCATTCCAGCTCCTATCTAACACCCTAAAAAACTTTCCGTCTTTGCGGTACTCTATGGAAATGGGTAATGTTCCATGTTCTTGCATATAATCTGAAGTTGCAATTAATTCACCATTAGATGAGATATATAAATCAACAGGATTAAAAATGCTTTTAGATGCAATATCATTAAACAACCGTCTAGCTTTATCCCCTGCATAACCTTCATGCAAAACACATAGATACTCGGTTACTGGTTCATCGGATAACGCTCCATAATACGTCACAGCTAGCATTTCTTTTCCTGACGTTTTAGATGTATGCTTACGCCAATTCCATGCCGTAACCGTCATTTCTCGTCCTTCAATGCCCATAATGTCGTCATTTCTAAGCGATAAGTCTGGCGCTTCCTTGGCAGGGAACTCAAAGCCGCAAGCAGGGCACACCATAGCGGAAATATGCACCAGTTCTAAACACTCATCACAAACTTTTACAGGCGCTTCCCCGTCGCCTTTCTCTTTCTTGTTTGGCGGTTTAACATTGGTTATTGGGCCATGTGCTTCCACTACACCGGCAAAGTCTAAGATTAAGCAATGATCTGTATGAGACTTGGGGCGCAAACCACGCCCAGCCATTTGAACATATAAGCCTGGTGACATCGTAGGGCGCAACATGGCAATCAAATCAATGTCTGGAAAATCAAAGCCAGTCGTTAAGATATTCGCATTAGTCAGAGCCTGTATTTTTCCGGCTTTAAAATCATTAATAATCCTATCGCGTTCTTTTTTTGGTGTTTCACCTGTGACGCAATCGGCTACAATCCCATGTTCTATTAAAACATCTTTGATGTGTTGGGCATGCTGAACGCCAGCGCAAAAAAATAGCCATGCTTTTCTATCACCTGCCCATCCAATAACACTCTTTACAATTTCATGGTTTTTATCATCATTATCAACAGCGGCTTGAAGTTCTGACTCGATGAACTCACCGCCTCTTTTATGAACGCCAGACGTATCAAGTTTAATTGATGTTAGCTTTGACTTGAGCGTTGCCAAATAACCTTTATAAATTAACTCTTCAATGCCTACCGGCTCAATTAATGCGTCAAAAATAGCCGGTTTATCCGTTATATATCCATGATTCAAACGGAAAGGCGTAGCGGTTAAGCCGATTACCCTCAACATTGGATTAATAGCAATCAACTCGGCCAATAATGTTCTATAGCCTCCCTCGTCTTTGTGGCCAACTAAATGACACTCATCGATAATAATTAAATCTATATGGCCGAGCTGTGCGGATTTATTTCTAATGGATTGAATACCTGCAAATGTAATGGGCTCGCCAAGCTGTTTTTTGTTTAAACTTGCTGAGTAGATGCCCATAGGCGCACCAGGCCAATGTTGGCGCATTTTCTCAGCATTTTGTTGGATTAATTCTTTGACATGCGTCAACATTAATATTTGGGTTTCAGGCCATGATTGAAGCGCATCCTTGCAAAGCGCAGCAACAATATGGCTCTTTCCGGATCCCGTTGGCAGCACTAAACAGGGATTTCCAAAATCATTATTTTTGAACCAAATATATAAGTCATCGATGGCTCTTTGTTGGTATTCTCTTAACATGGAGTTATCCTTGCGCCAAAGCTATCGCGTAAAAGTTCAATGGCGTTATCGGGATGAGCGCACGCCAATGGATTAGCCAATATTTCTTTGCTTGAATAGACAAAAGCATCAGGGCTTCCATTTCTTACCGGCACACCATCAATCTCATAAATTCCTTCCCATTCATTAGGTGATGAAAATCTTTTATAAGGCACTAACTCTGGATGTAAAACATGATCTTCACAGCCTTTTAATTGAAAGTCATAAGGAATATTTTCCGCGTTATGGCGCTCGCATTTCCAAGTGCTATCAGCTAAAGCCGTTGAATGGGCGCATGTCCGACAATTGACTTCTTTGGTCGTTTTGGTTTTAAAGCAAAACGAATGAGCTGGGCAATATTTACACTCATACCAGGACGCATCCTGGCTTAATGGCGCTGGCATAGTGTCAGATAAGGCAATGTATTTGCCTCTTT